ATGCCGTGGGCCGTTAAACCGACATTGACCAAAGTCTGGTTTAGAAGCCATAGGAACTCTGGGTCATGGCCAATCAGCGCTCTATAAACGCGATGGACTCCAATGAGATGCCACGCACGTACCGACGCGTCGAATGAGGAAGCGTCCAAGCTGATGCAGTGCTTAAAGTTATGTAGCTTCTGCATCACCAACTCAGCACGCTCCTCCCAATTCAAGCCTTTAGCGAACACCCTCGTCCGCTTGACGCCTCGCCTTACACCCTTCCATCCACTAAGGTAATGTTCTATTGGCTTAATGTACTTGCCATACACAACATTAAACCTGGGACTCCTACCCTGAATAGCACGTGGTTTCTTTGGTTCTGAACCAACGTCAGTCAGCTTGTCTGGTTTCACAAACATCCTAACTCGTGCATCCTTAGCCTCGATAGGCTTGACCAACAAGGAATCCCTGGCCTTAGCGTAAACAGTCTTCTTCTGGGGTGGAGCTGTCTCCACCACTTCGTCCTCAGTCCAAGAAGTCAACCTAGGGTGCCCAAAACGTCTAGCAAGCTCCCGTGAGACTTGCTTAAAAGCCCTTTTAGCGTCGTTCGTGGCGGAACCTTTCTCCACAAACACACGTCTCGCCAACGCCGCCTTCTCAGTGCAGATACACCCAGCGTGTATCGTCGCGCACGTCCCCCATTTCGGCTGAAGCAACGGCCTAACAAACTGGCCATACGAACAGGGACCAGAAACTGCTTTGCAAATCCACCTCTTAGAGCGTGGGATCACCACGTCAGGTGAGTGGACTCGCTCCACGATCTCCGAACCCCGTCAATCCTCAACCTTAAGCATCCCGGATGCCCAACCGGAACGCCAAATTTTTTCAGTCCCACCACGCCTGAACCAACTCACAAGCTTAGAGGGGTCTATTCCGTCTTCGTAGACAAGTTTCCCTGCCTCGGACTGCCCCCCCAACTTTCTCACTGCCCACACTTCTTCCCTGCTCAATTCCATAGCCGCCACCAGAGTTCCGGGTAGGAAATGGGCAAAGCAATGCTCAGAGACACGTTGCCGGCGTCTCCAAATCATCGCCCTACCCTTTAGCACCTGCAAAAGTGTAGCGGTGCGCTTCTGGAAGGCGGTGTATGGCCGAAGGTAGGCCAGTAAATCATCGTTCACCAACCCCCGCGGTTGGTGTGAGTTGGTGCACTTGTGGTGCAACTCCTCCTCTTCAGGCCCTACCACATAGTGTGCTGAACAACAGGCAGCCGTGGGCCCCCCCCCTGGGGACCCACAACCACCCCGGCACTCCCGGCGGTCAACCTCGATAAGGGGTCTCTTACAGCGGTTTAGGCCCACCGCAACTGCATAAGCAGCCGCGACACCCAAGACACACACCGTATTCCCCCCCAAACCGCGGAATCTGCGCGGAAAGCACATTTCAGCAACCGAGCGGTCGCCTGCAATCGTGCCAGTACTAAGGCCCATCACGGATAAACCGATCGCCCTAACTATACTGAGGTAGCGACGTACTCCTGGTCGCCCCTCTATCCTGACACTAAAGTCACCGGTTTCCTCGTTGATAAGACGAGGTCCCCGCACCTTACCTACCGTATTGCTACAGCAGCTCGCGAGATCACTCATGGATTCGGACACAAAGTGAATAACGCTAGGGTCTTGACGTAACACTTCCCGGAGACCCTTCAAATCCGGTACTGAGCGGTTTCCCTCCGCAATAGTAGGGCGGTGTCACCCGAGGCTTGCCCCAAAAACACCCCAGGTCTAAGCTTCCAACGAATTGGTATTTTACTCAGCTCGCCACACTGAAAGTAATGGTCTC